GCTGTAAATAACTCTTCATCAAAGGCATCTAACGGAACATCACCAAGTGGAGCAGCAGCTTTTGGAACTGGAGGAACAAATGGATATGCAATTATTACTAATCAGTCATCTAATCCTACAATATCTGGAGGAGGACTAGTTAGAGGTAGAAAAATAACGTCAACTAATCCTACATGATCGTACCTAATATATTATTCAAAGTGATTTCAAACGACCCAATAAACGAATCAATGGTGGTTAAGTTTTGTCGAGAAAACGCACCAAAAGTAATAGATGAATATAGATCATACAATATATCATATTATAATCTAGATTTTACAAGTCGAGAAGCACTAGTAGAAAGTATCAAAACAACAGGAATTAGTATAATAATAGAACAACTAAATGATGAACCAATTTTAAATGAAAATAAATCAGATGAGATTATAGACTCAGTTGACTTAGAAGATTATGTTGGTAAAATAGTATCAAGTGTATTAGACTCCACAGGGGATTTAAACGAAATTGAATTATGACCACTTGTAAAAGATATTTTCGTAATTGTAATGAATTTGGTATATGTGTGAATATAGGTAAGAAAGGATATGTTCTAGCAGAGGAACCAACTGAAAGAAAAACAATTTTTCAATATGGAATTTATGGTATAGGAAAGTTTGCAAGAATATTTGACCCAAACTATATTGTTTTTGAGGGTGGTAAATTTTATGATGTTCGAGAATATGAAAAAGATAATGTTGTATTTGAAGCACAAGAGGATTTTTTCTTAATTGGTTTTAATAAACTAGATGATTATGATTGGGAAGGAAGATTGATAGATAAAGATGAAAATAAATTAGACTTAAAAAGTATTTACGATCATGAGATTCCAGTTAATCATAGATGTTTTATAGTTTGTTTTGATGGTAATCCTATAGTAAATAATAGAAAACTGAAGCGATATGATTACGCAGAAGTTAAGTATCCAAAAGAATATAATATAGATTTAAATGGTGGTGTTCTAGGTTTCTTTAAAAAATTATGTTGAACAGTAATGATCTGAATACATTGTATGAGTGGGCGAAGGATGAAAAATTTCCTTGTAAGAAAGCACCCACTATAGATGGTTATTGTAACAAAGTAATTGATTATTATTGGTTGAAATCAGTTAAGAAATCTACAATAATACGTCAGAAATACATGAGTGATGAGGTCTACGAGATTTATAAGAAGGAAGATATATTATTTTCAAACTACACTTCATTTCGAGAAGGCACAGAATTATATCCACATAGAGATCCAGATATCTTAAGGTATCCATATAAAAGAATACAGATACCACTTTCAATACCAGATAATAATAAATGTTATATGGAGTGGACTGATAGTGGTGCGAGAATTATTTGGGAAGAGGGTGTACCACAGGTTTGTGATGTTATGAACTACACTCATCACGCATTTAACAAATCAGATAAACCTATGGACTTTTTGTTTGTAGATGTAAAACTAGACACAGAAGTAATGATAAATAACTAAAAATGTATCTATAGAATGGCAAATATAAGAAAGTCATTTAATTTAAGAAGCGGTGTGCAAGTAGATGAGGACAATCTACTTGTTAATAGTGTCGGCAACGTGGGCTTGGGGACTACAGTTCCAACAGAAACTCTTGATGTGCGAGGAAATATAAAGTCAGTAGGAGTTGTTACAGCGATAGGTGGTTATATATCAGGTGGATTTGAATCTGTAGGAGTATCAACATTTAGTGGTAATGTTCATGTGGGTGCTGCAATCACAGCATATCCGTCAACAGGTATTATAAGTGCCACTTCATTTAGAGGTGATGGTGCTAATCTACTTAACATACCAACTTCACAATGGACAGATTATAATCCTGGTCTAGGTTATACAAGTATATACAATGAAGGGTTTGTAGGTATCGCTACCACAAATCCCAGTTTTACCTTACAAATCGGTGGTAATTCTGATCTAACCAACTTTGAAAATGGAGTAGGTATCAATTCCTCTGGTAATATGGTGGTTACTGGAATAATTACAGCAGGGGTGTTGAAGGGAGAAGGTTCTGATATAACATCATTAAATGCAAGTAATATAAAATCTGGTATTGTATCAAACGCATACCTACAGGCAGGGTATGAGTTTTCTGGAATATTAACTGCATCACAATTCAAGGGTAATGTTCTTGGGGATGTAGTTGGTTTTGCTACAACAGCTAGAGATTTAGTTGATGGACTAGATTTAAGTTTTGGTTCATTTACATCTGATAACGCACAGATAGGAATACTGACTGTAACTGGATTACTAGTAGCACCTACAGACCCGATTGGTGTGGGTACTACAGCACCACAGGCAAATATCCATGTGAAGAAAGCGGGTATATCATCAATACAAATTTCTAGTGATGCAAACGAGAGTATAATAACTTTAAGTAGAGGAATAGACCAGCAAGGAACTGCTGGTGCAATTAAATTTGGTAATGAGGCAGGTTCATATCCATATAGTGAGTCTAATGATTTAGATATAATAAACTACAGCACAGGTAGTATTAATAGTTACCTACACGCAGGGGCAGCTGGTATCAATACTGGTGGATTTTTCTGGTTGAAAGGCAAGAATACAAGTCAGTTAATGACTTTAACTTATGATGGTTCTCTAGGTATTGGAGTTACAATTCCAGTAAATACACTTCATGTTGTAGGAACTAGCACAGTTACAAGCAATGCTTTCATAGGAAATGATTTAACAATTAAGGGTAACACAACTATTGCAGGGGATATAACAGTAGATGGTAGTTATGATCTAGTTGATTCCGATTTATCAGGACTGAACTTGAACGTGACCACAGGACACTCACTTGTTCAGAACCTTGATATAAACAATGGATTGAAAGTAGTTGGTCTAACTACAATCACAGGTAACGTATCAATAGGTGCTTCACTCACAGTTGGAGAGGACTATGGGCATACAACATTTGAGAGTAGAAAATTTGGATTGAATGTTGATCGTAACAATAAGGTTGCGATAGGAACTGATAGACCTTTTGGTAGCAGCGTGGTTAATGATCTTGATGTGAGACATGGTTCTGCAATTTTTGCAGGGGTTGGAGTTGGTAAAACTCAAGCGACTGCAGCTGTTGATTTTGCAAATGCAGGTAGATCACACAATGATGTTGTTCTTAAAACTTCTGAACAAAATAGAATGTATATGTATCCTCCAAAGGTTACTACCACAGAGAGAGGTAATTTAGTTGGAGTCACAGCAGGGGCAATGGTGTACAATACAAGTGTGAATAGATTACAGGTTTACAATGGTTCTACTTGGAAGGATTGTTTTACCTAGAAATCTAAAATCTTATACATACCTTTGTATGGATTGTAAGTCGGATTATATATTCTTTAAGAGACAGTAAAGAAATCGTCACACACGACCCCTCTGGGGTCTTTTTTTTGCTATAATAGTTGTATCTAAGATATTACTATGCAACTCAGACCACATCAGTTAGACGGATTAAACGCAATGCAGACTCACAGTAAGGGTCAGATCATTGTACCCACAGGTGGTGGAAAAACAATGTGCATGATAGAAGATGTGAGGAGACTCTTTGCACAGGACAGTTTACCAAAGACAGTTGTAGTTGTTGCACCACGCATCCTCCTAGCAAATCAGTTATCATCTGAGTTCTTGGAGTTCATCACAAATGCAGAGGTCATTCATGTTCATAGTGGAGAGACACATCACAAGAGTACAACCAAGACAGATCAACTTGAGTACTGGTATCACAGAAGCACAGATAATCTATTAATATTCACAACATATCATTCTCTACACAGAATACAAGAGTCTCTTGATATTGAAGTAGACGCAATATACTTTGATGAAGCACACAACTCAGTACAGAAAAACTTTTTCCCTGCTACTGAACACTTCTCATATAATGCGAAAAGATGTTTCTTTTTTACTGCAACTCCAAAGAATAGTTTGACTCCTCAGAAAGCAGGAATGAACTGGAGCAAGGTATATGGGGATGTGATCTGCCAAGTTCCTGCACCAAAGTTAGTCAGAGACGGATACATACTACCTCCAAAGGTTGAAGTTTACAAGTCAAGAATCTTGGATAAGAATGAGTTGGTTGCTGAACGTGATTGTGAGCAGATGGTACAGGCAATAGATAATATTCAGAAGGACAAAGTATTGATATGTGCTAAGTCAACAAAGCAAATCGTATCACTTGTTTACTTCACAGACTTTGTGAGTGATCTTGCAGAGAGAGGTTATTCTTGGATGACCATTACAAGTAAGACAGGGGCGATTATTGATGGAGAAAAGGTGGACAGAGAGACATTCTTTGATACACTTAATGAGTGGGGTAGAGATCCAGACAAGAAGTTTGTAGTTCTACATCACAGCATACTCTCAGAGGGTATCAATGTTCATGGACTTGAAGCAGTATTGTTTATGAGGTCTATGGATTACATCACTATTAGTCAAACGATTGGTAGAGTGATACGCAAAGGGGCAAAAGACAAAGTTTATGGTATGATATGTGTACCAGTATATTCTAAAGTGGGCATCACAACCGCTAGAAAGGTTGAAGCAGTAGTCGATACTATCTTCAACAAAGGCGAAGCAGCTACAGTTACAGTTACAAGATGATTCCAAATTATTATTGTAGAGAAATACTACCAAAAGAAAAACTTAATTATGTAAGAAAATTAATTACAGCACCAACTGTTGATTGGAAAGATGGTGCGATCTCTATGAGGGCAGGGGCATATGATACTAAATTACCTGACTATGGATCAACACAGAAAAAATTGTTTGAAACACTCAATCAAGATGTATTCTCTATCATAATGAGTGAGGTGGATAAGGATGTTAATTTTACATCTATGGTCACACCTCGTAGAACAGATCAAGCAATGATTTCTAAGATTGAAAAGGGTGGATACTATAGATGTCATCTTGATAATGAGTTCAACGGACATTACAGCACCACTCTATTTCTTAATGAACCAGAGGATTACAAAGGGGGCGAACTGCAACTTCTTATAGATGGACAAGTTAAGAACATAAAGTTGAAAGCAGGGTGGGGTGTTACATATTCAACTGGAATACCACATCAAGTATTGAGTGTAACTGAGGGTGTGAGATATGCAAGTGTGTTCTGGTCTAAGTCACTCATCACAGACCCATTTATCAGGGAGATTTATCATAGTGTTACCAATATTCAACAGAAGTTGACTAACTCAGGATATATTGATAAAGTACATACAGACATCAAAGAGTTTGTGGATGACCCAAGAGTTGAACTTGCTATGTTGAAAAAAACTATACTAAGGAGATACTTATGAGGGATACAATTTTATTCGGAGATTGTCGTCAGACACTCAAACAATTTGATGAACAGGCAAGGATGTGTGTTACATCCCCTCCTTACTATGGTCTTCGTGACTATGGTGGGGAGGATAATCAGATTGGACAGGAGCAAACTCCTGATGATTTTATAGATGAATTAGTAAACGTATTCAAGGAGGTTCGCAATGTGCTTACAGATGATGGAACTTGTTGGGTTAATCTTGGGGATAGTTATTATAATTACAGACCAGGAAAAGGACAAGGACTTCCAAAACAAAGTGTTGCAAATACAAAACAAGACTTACCAGATGTGTGTCCTCGTAGAGGAAATAGAATCGAAGGACTCAAAGAAAAAGACCTTATTGGAATCCCATGGCTCTTCGCCTTCGCAATGAGAAATGATGGATGGTATCTTAGACAGGACATCATCTGGCATAAACCAAACCCAATGCCTGAGAGTGTGAGAGATAGATGCACTAAGGCACATGAATACATATTCTTGTTTAGTAAAAATAAAAAATATTATTATAATAATGAAGCAATCAAAGAACCCGCAAAAGATTGGGGAACAAGAGACAGAACAAAAGGAAAGTATCACAACGAAGGAACAGGACTCCAACCGCATAGCGGTCTTACAAAAAGTTATCCAACAAAGAATAAGCGATCTGTCTGGTCGGTAACTAATAAACCATACAAAGATGCACACTTTGCAGTATATCCTCCTGACTTGATTGAACCTTGCATTAAAGCAGGGAGTGAAGTTGGAGACATAGTTTTAGATCCATTTATGGGATCAGGAACTACAGCAATGGTTGCAAAGGCACTTGGTAGAGATTACATAGGGTGTGAACTACATGAAGATTATGGTAACTTAATTCAGAAACGTGTGCAAGATTATCAACCAGTTAATAAACCGACACAAGAGAGTTGCATAAACATACTGGATATTATATAATAGAAATAGTTAAAGGAACAATCCAACTATGAAATGTAAAGTAGAACTCTACGTTGCAGGTAAAACATTCAATGAGTCAGTATATG